GGTCTGTCTCCAGTTCTTCTTGATAGGAATGGAAACTATAACATTAAGGTTGGCTTTGATGAATATAGATCAGATGGTTCTGCTAATGCAATGGTCGCAAACATTATCGAATACGGCAAACATGGGCAGCCTGCAAAGCCATTTTTAAAGAATGCCAAAAGCTCATCAAAGAAAGAATGCGAGGAGACGATGGCTAGAAAAATAGAGGAGGAGATTAAGAAACTATGAACATATTATCTGAAGTGAAAGAACTTCTAAAAAGTCTTAATATTCCAATTGAAACGGGAGTATTTAGCAAAGAAGCTCCAAGCGAATACATAGTGTTGGTGCCTTTAGTCGATACCTATCCTCTAAACGCAGACGATGAGCCGCAGTTGGATAAGCAGGAAGTTCGAATAACAATTTACACAAAGGGCAATTATATCAGGCTTAAGAATAAAATCTCTGGCCGATTGATTGCTCATTTCTTTTGCATAACCGAGAGAAGGTATGGAGGTTATGACACTGATACAGGCTACTATCAGTACACAATTGACGTAGCCAAAACCTATGAAATAGAACAAGAGGAGGATTAAATCTATGGCAACTATAGGATTAGATAAACTTTATTATGCTCCAATTACTGAAGATAGTAATGGGAACGAAACATATGGCACTCCAGTTCAACTTGCAAAAGCGATCTCTGCTGATCTTTCAATTGAACTAAATGAAGCCACTTTATTTGCTGATGATGGTCAAGCTGAAGCAGTAAAGGAATTTAAATCAGGTACACTTTCTTTAGGTGTAGATGAAATTGGTAACGATGCTGCAGCTGCTTTAGTTGGTGCTAGAGTCGATGCAAATGGCGTACTCATTTCAAGCGGTGAAGACGTGTCTAACTATGTAGCTATTGGCTTCAGGGCAAAGAAATCAAATGGCAAGTATAAATATTATTGGTTATACCGTGTCTTATTTGGTGTTCCAGCTACTAACCTTGCTACAAAAGACGACTCAATTACATTCTCAACTCCAACAATTGAAGGTACTATTCTTCAAAGAAATAAGGTTGATGGTGCAAATAAACATCTTTGGAAAGCAGAAGTTACTGAAAACGAGTCAAACACAGCAATTATTAATGCCTGGTATGACGCAGTTTATGAGCCTTCATATGCTCAAAACAATAATGGAGGTAACAACTAATGGCTAACGAGAGAAGTGCAATCATCAAGATTGGTGATAAAGAATATGAACTTTTGCTTACAACTAAAGCAACTAAGGAAATTGCTAAAAAGTATGGTGGGTTAGAGAAACTTGGTGACAAGCTTTTAACTAACAAAGATTATGAAGGAGCAATTGGTGAGATTGTATGGTTAATCGTTACATTAGCAAATCAGCCAATCTTAATTCATAACTACAAGAATCCAAACGATAAGAAAGAACTCTTAACTGAGGATGAAGTTGAGATTCTAACTACTCCACAAGATTTAGCAAATTTCAAAGATGCTATCACTGAAGCCTTATATAAAGGTGTTCAAAGAAACATTGTGAGTGAAGAATCAAAAAACGCAGTGGGCGAGTAAGCGATGAAGAGTTGTTTACTCGTCTTTTATATTACGGCTTAGCCCATCTTCATCTAACACAGGATGAGGTATGGTTCATGCCTTTTGGTTTGCTTTTGGATCTATGGGAATGCCACAAACAATTTGAAGGTATCTCAAAACCAAAAGTAGAAGTCTTTATTGACGACATAATACCTGACGGAATCTAGGAAAGGAGGAAATTGATCATGGCAGAGAATTTTGGATTGAAGATAGGCCTTGAAGGTGAAAAAGAGTTCAAATCAGCTCTAGCTGAAATCAATAACTCCTTTAAGGTTCTAGGCAGTGAAATGAAACTGGTTGAGTCTCAATTCGATAAAAATGACAATTCAGTTCAAGCCTTAACCGCAAGAAATGAAGTATTAGAAAAATCGATTGACGCTCAAAAATCAAAAATTGAAACATTAAAAAATGCCTTAAACAATGCATCCACATCATTTGGTGAGACAGATAAAAGAACTCAGGCTTGGCAAATTAAACTAAATGAGGCAGAAGCAGAACTTAATAAAATGGAGCGTGAGCTTCAAAACAATAATAAGCAACTTGATACTGCTTCAGACGAATTTAAGGATGCTGAAAAGAGTGCTGATAAATTTGGCGATGAGGTCGAAGATGCTGGAAATCAAAGTGATGATTCGTCAAAGAAGTTTCAAGCCTTAGGTGGAGTTGTAAAAGGTGTTGCTGCAGGAATGGCCGCCGCTATGGCAGCAGTTGGTGCAACTATTGTGGCAATAGGTAATAAGCTTATTGATTTTACAAAGCAAGGTGCCGAATATGCAGACAACGTCTTAACTCAATCACAAGTAACAGGAATTGCCACTGATAAGCTTCAGGAATATATGTATGCAGCTGAACTTGTAGACGTGTCTGTTGATACTTTGACTGGTTCAATGGCAAAGCAAATCAAATCGATGAAATCAGCTCAAGGTGGATCTAAATCTATGGTTGAAGCCTATGAAAAATTAGGCGTAGAAATTATGAATGCTGATGGAACCTTAAGAGATAGTGATGAGGTTTATTGGGAAATCATAGCTGCTCTTGGTTCTATGGAAAATGAGACCGAACGTGATGCTTTAGCAATGACTATCTTAGGAAAGTCAGCTCAAGAACTAAATCCATTAATTGAAGCTGGTGCAGATAAGATGGAAGAGTTAGGTAAGCAAGCAAGAGAAGCAGGATATGTTTTATCTGATGATTTGCTTGCTGCCTATGGAAATCTCGATGACCAGTTGCAACTTTTAAATAATGGTGCAACAGCTCTTAAAAATGCGTTAGGTACAGTATTGCTTCCAATTCTTACAGATTTAGCATCAGATGGAGTTGGTTTGCTTTCTGAGTTTACTAAAGGGGTGCAGGATGCTAATGGCGATATTTCAAAGATTACTGATGTAATTGGCGAGATTTTACCTAAAGCAATAAATGTTGTAATGAAGTACATTCCGCAGTTATTAGATATGATTGCGGCTGCAGTTATTGGAATTGGTGATGCAATTGTTGACAACTTAGATGTCCTAATTGAATGCGCTAATAAACTAATTCAAACATTTTTAAATGCAATACTTAAGGCTTTACCAAAACTAACACAGGGTGCCATTCAAATTGTAACGACACTTGTTAAAACAATACTTGCTAATCTACCTCAAATACTACAAGCGGCTATTCAGGTTATAGTTACTTTGGCTCAAGGCTTAGCAAAAGCTCTGCCTCAGTTAATTCCAGCTGTTGTAAATGTTGTCATCCAGTTAGTTGAAACATTAATTCAAAATATGCCTTTGATTTTGGATGCTGCATTGCAGATCATCGAAGGCTTGGTTCAAGGAATACTAGAGGCACTACCTATTTTGATTGAGGCTTTGCCAACGATAATTTTAGCAATCGTTGACTTCATCTTAGGTGCGATACCTCAAATCATAGAAGTAGGTATTCAATTGCTTACATCTTTAGTAGAGGCATTACCTGAAATAATAGAAGCAATAGTTGCAGCCATTCCACAAATCATTGATGGAATTATTAATGCAGTTATTGAGGCATTGCCTTTGATAATTGATGCTGGAATCAAACTCTTTGTATCTCTGATACAAGCCTTACCAGATATCATCATCATGATAGTTGAAGCTATACCTCAAATTATTAATGGAATTGTCGAAGCCTTGATGAACAACCTAGATAAAATCATCATGGCTGGTGTTCAGGTTTTCATGGCACTTATAACTAATCTTCCAACAATCATTATGGAGTTGGTAAAAGCAGTGCCTCAAATCTTGGGCGCAATTATTAATGCCTTTACTAATGGTTTCTCACAAATGGCTGAGGTTGGTAAGAACCTAGTAAAGGGCCTATGGGAAGGTATAAAAAGCTTAGCTTCTTGGATATGGGACAAGGTTTCTGATTGGGCGTCTAACCTTTGGAACGGAATCAAGAATTTCTTTGGCATCCATTCACCATCAAAGAAGATGGCATTCATTGGTGACATGATGATGGAAGGGTTGGCTAAAGGTATCGATGAAACCGCTGGAGAGGTTATTGGATCTGCAGAAGAAATGACAAAGGATTTGAATTCAGTCTTTGACGGGCTTGGTTCAGACATGTCTAAAGTTCCTACTGATTTTAATGTAACTTCCAGCGTGGATTCTTTAAGAGATACACAAAACGCTGTAAGGGGAGGACTTAGCCTTCAACTTCAAATAACTAACTTTAATAACTATTCGGCAGAAGATATCAATTCCTTAACTGAGGAAATAATGGAAACTGCCGATAACTTCATCAAAAGAAAAGGAGTGGTATTCGCATGAGCAATTTCACATTCAATGGACACAACTCAAATGAATTCGATATAAGGATTCAAAATAAAACTATTTATTCAGTTCCAAAGTTCGATGCCTCAGCGATATCCATTCCTGGACGTGATGGAGATTTGCTTAATCCTAGTGGTAGGTTTGGTAATGTTGGTGTATCTTACACCTGCTATGTCCCTGCTAAATCTATTCAAGACTTGTCTGATAAACTAACAAAGATAAAAAACTGGCTATATGATAAGGTTAATCAATACCATGATTTAACTGATTCTTACGATGATAAATTTAAAAGAAGAGCCGTTTTTAATAACAAGTTAGACATATCTGATGAAGCGAGAAAGATCGGAGTTTTCACTCTTACGTTTTCTTGTTTGCCTTTTAGGTATCAATTAACTGGTTTAGAGGTAATAAATATAACCGATACAATAACCGTTAGAAACCCATTTAATTTTGCGTCTAAACCTTATATCAAAGTTTATGGTAGTGGCGAAGGAACCATAGTTATTCAAAATGAAGAAGGAAATAAGATATGGCATTTTAGTGATATCGATGAATATGTCGAGATAGACTCCGAGCTTATGAATTTCTTTAAGGGCACTGAGCTTAAAAATAGCAGTGTTTCTGGTGATGGATTTCCTGAACTTTCAAAAGGAGACAACGTCTTATCTTTCAATGGTGGAATAACAGGAATCGAGATTATTCCAAGGTGGGTGTGCCTATGATACCTATTTTGTTTGAATCATCTGCCAAGACATTTGATAACTATGGCATTGGCGTTTTAAGGGATACAACGTCTTGTGAAATCACTGAAGAAAGAAATGGACCATATGAATTAACGCTTAAATATCCAATAAACGGAGCATTGTATGGTTACATAAAAAAAGAACGCATAATCGTTGCTAAACCAAATGATCTAGCAAGAAATCAAGCGTTCAGGATATACAAAATCTCAATACCGATAAATGGAATTATTACAGTAAACGCCACTCATATCTCATATGATTTGGTGACAATTGGAGTAGTTCCTTTTTCTTTAACAAATACATCGATAACTCAATGTGGTGAAACATTGCTTCAAAAAGCAGTTCTTCCTCATTCGTTTTCTTATCAAACAGACATGTCTAAAGCAGCTGACTTTGGTGCGACACTACCTGTTAGTGTAAGGAGCCTAATTGGTGGATCTAAAGGAAGCTTACTTGATTTGTTTGGTGGAGAGTTCGAATGGGATAATTTCAAGATATATCAGCATTCGGCTCGTGGCGAGGACAGAGGTGTTGTTATCGAATATGGCAAGAACCTAACCAAGTTTGAGCATTCATCTGATATAACTGATGTTTACACTCATGTGCTTCCTTATGGAATCTTAGAAGATAAGGAAACGGGTGAAGAGACAGTAGTTACTCTTCCAGAAGAGGTGCTACCAATTTCAAATACCATCCTCGAAAATGGCAAAGTCTATATAAAGGACTTTACTGATGAGTTTGGTGAAAATGAAAGGGTGACTGAATATGCTCTAAGAACCAAAGCCAACATATGGATTAGAAATCATCCGCTTGGTATTGATAAGCCAACCATAACTGTTTCGTTTGAACCATTATGGAAACAAGCTGAGTATAGTGCCATCCACGAAAGATTATCACTATGTGATACCGTGACGATCAGGCATCAGATTCTTGGCGTTGAAGTGAAGATGAAGGTAATCAAGACGGTGTATTCTTGTCTTGATGAAAAATACAAAACGATAACGCTTGGTGAGGCTAAATCTAATCTTGCGGTAAGGATAAATAATATTGAAGAAGAAATAGAAACGACCAAAAAAGAAGTCGACAGATTTCCGCTTTTATTAACATCCGCTATCTCAAATGCTACAAAGCTAATCACTGGCAATAAAGGTGGTTGTGTCGTTATTCATTCACATGATAATGGAACACCATATGAGCTATTAATTCTAGATAATGAAAACATCGATGAAGCAGTGAATGTTTGGAGATGGAATCTAGGAGGTCTTGGTTTTTCATCTCACGGTTATAACGGGCCATATGAAACTGCAATAACTGCAGATGGTTCGATTGTAGCTAATTTCATCACTTCAGGAACTTTGGTTGCAAACATCATAAAAGCAGGCATCCTATCAAGCCTTGATGGTTCATCTTATTGGAATCTAGAAACAGGCGAGGTAGTGCTTCGTGCTTATGCGACTACTGAGGCAGTTGATGAGCAAATAACAAGAATAGATACCATTGAAAGTCAAAAGATGTATCGATTAGTTATTACTTCAACTAACGGTAATATTTTTAAGAATGGTGA